ACAGTGTAATCTGTTGTGAGTGTTTTTACAGTTTCAGTTCCGTTAGCTGAACGCACAATAACTTCAATATCCCCTTCTGCAAGGATCTTGTATGTGTATGCGAACACTGTGTTACTACCGTTGCCTGAGTAACTGTTCTTTATTGTTGTAGTTGTTATAGTCATTTGCCGCTCCTATAAGGTTTTATTTTACTGAAAAACCAGTTTTTTGTCCACACATTAATCTATTTCTTTAATACGCTCTAATCTAATTTTTGCTATTTGTATCATCTGATAATAGGATTCATCTATCCTATCTCTTTTTTCATTAGCAGACATAGATGTAGATGGTGCTTTATTAAGTTTGTCGGTTAAATCACCTATTTGTTTTAATGTGTCAGCTGTTTGTATAATTAATTTTACTTTTACAGGACTACCAATGTTTGAATATAATTCCAACGCTTCCGCTGTCTTTTTTTCTTTAACAAGTAAATCATAAGTAGCACGTTTTTTTGCGATTGGCCTATAAATATCCCAGAAGTCTTGCAAAGGCTCTGCCCCAGCACTTGGATTTCTAGCAACAAATGCTCTAATAGCAGGAATATCTGCTAAATTCTTTACCCAATTATCTGACCATGGTTTTACTACTGGCTCTACTAACCCAGCTTTAACAAAGGAGTAATCTAATATAGATGTAGCGTAATTACCCAACCCTGCAAACCAAGCATTAATTAAATTGTCTACTTGCTTTGGACTATCTAATGGAGCAAACCTCGGCAAGGATTCAATGCCAGCTGCATTTCTTAATTTTGCAAATGTTCTTGCTATAAGTTTTGAAGTTCCTGTTGTGTATTCATCATATTGATATTCTGGCAATACTCTTTCTAATCTATAAGGAACTATTGGCCTGTTATTAAAAAAACTTTCATTAAAATATGATTCAATAGCAGGTCTAGCTATATCTGGTATTGGTAGGAAAGATACAATTTGATCCCATCCAAAATTAAGCATATCCATCCCAGCTTCCCCAAAAGCAGACAAATCTTTTTCATCTAAACTATTGTATATTCCATCTGCTATTTTTTCTGGCAAAGTACCAAACACCCAACCTAATTCAAATGGCTTTGGAATTTTCCACACAACCTCATTAGGCTCACCTTCGTTAGTAATAATAATCCAGTTTAAGTCTTTTTGCCATTCAGGTAGATTTTTGTATGTTTCGCTATCTTTATTCATCCACCAATTAACTAAACTAGGCAATGTAATAAATATACCTGCTTTAACCAAAGCGGCATTTCTTACTTTAGGATCTTTGTGAAACATTGTTTCTTTTATTTTTAACAAACCCTGAACCCTTGCGTTAAAGAAAGCAACTATCATGTTCCACGATTGCGTTTATTTCCCATTTTTCGGAAATCTACACTTAAATCTCTAGCTTCAAAACCTGCTTGTTCTAGGATTTCTTTTTCACTTAATCTTTGTTCTGGTGGCTTCTTAGCGTTTTCTTTCTCTAACCTTATAATTGTTTTTCTAAAGTTTTCTATTCTAGGTGCTGTTTCTACTATCTCACCTAATTCTCTTAGTTTTTCAAAACCTCTTGCAGGCATTTCTAGCATTGGTTTTACTATGTCTGAATATTTTGTTGGATCTAATTGATTGTGCTGTTTTCTTTCTCCAGTAAGTTCTTTAAACATTTGTCCATCTCTAAAGTAACTTCTGTCAAAAGATAATATTGTAGATTGCATAGCACCAGATCTTATAAACTTATTATACAAACTGTCTGCTTTTTTTGCGTCTTTTGATATAATATGCGCTACACCTCTAAAAGAATCTATTATTGGCAAGAACATATTTTTAGATAATATAGCTGAAAAGAACGAATCCCTTACAAAACTTTTTGATAAAAATTCTAAGTTTAACGTTGCCCCTGCTCTTACAATTCTAGTAGGTATTCCAAAATACCTAAGCGCTCCAGTCTTTTGATTTGGCACTGCATTTTTAAGTGCTGTTGCATAAGACAACCCAACTTCATAAACTTTTAATTTTCCATTTTCATAAATAGGTATTTCAGTTTCTTTTAACCAACCATCTTGTTTCCTCAAAATAGTTATGCCACCTTTAGCATCTTCACTAAGTTGTCTTTTGGTATCAAATAACGATTGTGCTTCTTTCTCTGTTATTTTAAATCCTGTTAATTTTTTTACCTCTTTAACTTCAGCGAAAGCATCAATGTATTTTTCTCCCTTTGGAATATTCTGACTTTTCTGAGATGCTGTTGCTAGATCAATAAACGCTTTGTAACCCCTATTTCTTTCTGCTATCTGCACAAAGTGTAACGTGTTTAAAAACATTGTTTCCAATGGATCAATGACAGTTTTCTCAACAGAGCCCTTCATCTTTTTTAAAGGGTTTCTAACAGCACTACCCAATCCTGTATCTGATTTTGTTAGCTTACCCTCAAGAACTCTATTTAAAGGAACGTAATCCCTGTTTAAATCTAATATAGTTTTGTATAATTCTGGTGATAATATCCCAGCATCTTTTAAGTAAGTTAAAACCCTTTGTTGATAATCATTTAATTCCTTAAAGGCATTGCCGTATTTTCCTTCAAACTCTTTGATAACCTTTGTTGCATCTGTTCTATCTTTTTTAGTTAAAGTAAAAGGAGTTTCTATTTTTTGTTTGTATTTCTCCATTGCTCTTTTTGCTACAGCATAAGAAGTAAACTCTACATAATTTTCTGTAGTTTTTATAAGTGGCTTTAATATCTCGTATAATGACTTGCCGTTTATTCTTCCTGTTTTAAAATCTATTGTTCCATTCTGGATAAAGTGCATAGCCTTACCCATATTACCCATCTGTATTCTGTTTGCTACATAAGCATCATTAGACAACTCAATCCCCTTTTCTCTTGCGTTCTCTACAGCTTTTTTAATTGGGTACAGTCTATCAAGCCAGTTAGTAGCAAAACTAGCAGAAATTGATTCTGTTGATTTATTCTCTAATTTAATTTGTCCTATTTCTATTTTGTTTATTATTGAATTAACAGATTCATTAGGATGTTGTTTGATTTCTTTGTTCTTATCATAAGTTTTTATAACAGGCTCACCATAATTAGTAAGCTGTCTTTCTATTTCTTGCATCCTTTTGTCTTTGTTAACAAGAGTTGTAAGCTTATTAATGTTGGAAATGTTTTCTTTTGAGGTTTCTTTTAATTGTTTTAGCCTAGCTTCATCAACAAACTCATTAGCTTTTTGTTTTTGTTTTAGAGAGTTTAATTCAAACAACACTTCAGCTTGTCTTGATTCTAATTCAACTAGTTCTTTTTTCTGTGTTGTTTTTAATTCTGCCTTATATTTTGCAAGATCTTTCTTCTCTATAACCTTAGCAGTTCCTTCTGCAATATCTTTAAGTTCTTGAGTTAGTATTTCAAGTTTTGTTTCTGCTATTGTTCTATTAGATTCTAATGCAGCTTCTGCCACTTCTTTTTCTGCTATTTTAATTTCTGATTCAATTCTTTTTACTTCAGATGCTTTGTTTGTAATAACTTTAGGCGTTGCTTCTAATTCAAGTTTGTTCAACTTAGACAGTTCTTCTTTTAATGTGGCTATTTCTAGCTCAACTATTTTTTTGTCTTTAGAAAATGTTTTGATATTTTTGCTGCCCATTTCTTGAATCATAAGAGGATCATTCTTAGATTCTTTAACAGTTTCAACAACATGAACTTTATTCTTGCTAGAACTAACTTCAACCATTTTACTTGCCTTACCTTCAAAAGGAGCAAATAAACCTAATAATAAAGCATTGTTTACCATTGTTTCTTTAGTAGGCAACTCCCCTTCAACAAGTGATCCAACTCCTGTCAAAGCTCCCCATCTTGAGCCAAATACAGTTAGCTTATTCATTGGCAAAAATTTAGCAGTTACGTTAGGTGCTGCTACCATAGCGGCCATTGTTAGACCACCTTTAATTCCTTCATCTATTCCATGTTGCAAAAACTCATTCCAGTACTCTCCAAATGTATCAACATCCCCTCTTTCTAACGCTGACAAATACATACCTTTTATGGAATCGTTTACAAATCCTGCACCAAATCCAGCCGCTATAGGATTACCTCCGCCAACCGCGCCACCAGCAAGTCCACCTGCAACAAATGTAGGCAAATCACCTCCTAAAGCAACTACTGATTCAAACAATCTTTCTATTGCTCCTGTATCTTCTGGCTCTGGAGCATATGCCTTTCTCCAATCAATACCACCAGCAAGCAAATCTTTTCCCTGCTTCTCTCTATTTTGCATCATAAGGTTTATGTTAGTTTTACCTAAACCTCTTTGTAGATATAATTTCCAGTCTGTTTCATCTCCAACAGCCCAATCTTCAACTCCATCTAAAGCACTTCTCCACCAAGATTTGCTTTCTTCCGCTAACAATGATTTATCTACACCCTTACTAAGAATATCGTCTGCGGATGCTCCACTAGCTTTTGCTATCTTTAATTCTAGTAATTTGTTTTTTTTATAAGATTCGCTGTCGTCAACAAAACCTGTTGCTTTCATTAATCTATCTTCTAAAATTGATGACATTATTTTTTAGTTCCATCAGCGTTGTGAGTTGCACCAAAGTTTTTCATCCACATTGCATACATTGGATCTCTATTATTAGTCTTTGGCCTAGGTTCTACATCTCCATTGTCATAAATTGTAAAGTTTTTACCTCCAAGATTTACATCAGAACTTTTTACTTCTTTTTTAACAACTGTATCTTCCTGTTGTTCTTCCCACTGTTTATATTCATCAGTTGCCTTATAAGCTGTCATTTCAGGCCCGTCTACAAATTCTTGAAAAGTTTTGTACCCATTTGGATTTGTGTCCTCGTTATATTTAAAGTCTTGCCAGTTAGGCCCAGTCCATTCTCCAGTTACTA